GGTTTCCAATTGCTTGCTCTCAACTCATATGGAGAATGCTGTCCTTCTGGATATAAATTTGCAGCATATAATGCAAGGCCGCCGTTATAGAAGCCAACGTTTGCTAGAGGAGCGCCATTACCTTCTGATAGATAAATTTCGCCACCTAACTTATGAGATAATTTTAATACTCTTGTTGTAGAATCGTATTCAGAAGATACATTTATAAATCCTGCAGCGGAAACTGCGGATGCAAACCCGTCTACTGTGCTAGTTGTAATAGTAACTACTTTAGAAGAAGCTAGGGTAGAACTACCTGCAAGAGATTCAGTAATATTAAATGAGTCGCCTGGAGTAAAAAATACACCGCTAGCAACAGTAGTAGCAACTACTGTTGGAGACGTTGTTGTTCTTCTATAAATTCTAAAATCAGCAATTCCAGGAGCAGTAGAAGATCCGTATGTACCGTCATCGATATTGCTCTTAACAAATATTCTACCTGCTGCTAATGATGTGCCGCCAGTATTGTCTAATCCTGCAATAGCAGCGTGTGCTGATGTGAAAACTGGAGCAACCATCGTAGTCCAAGTTTTTGTAACGTTGTCGTAATATTTAACAGACCAGTCAGCGCCATTATTTGGAGTGGTGGTCTTTACATACACACTGCCCGTGGCAGAACCGTCTGTTCCAAATTGTGGAAACTGGAAGTGCGGCGCTACTGCAATTTTTACAGCACCATAAGTTTTAGCAGTTAGACCTAAAGTAGCTAATGTGCCTGCGGTACCGTTAGATAAAGTGATCTTACCATCGTATCCCGACAAGTTATTAGAAATTGCAGTTGCATCTGCATATAGATATAATCGAATACCGTCTGTCTTTGCGCCAACTCCAGCTTGTGGCATCTGCGAGTTAATTGCTGTTGCAATATCTTGAGGAGTTGTACCTGTAATAGTAACTTGTGTACCATTAATAAAAAATGTAGAATTGCCTACTGGAGTTCCGACTAGTCCTGTTGCAACTGGCCAGCTTGTTTGCCAGCAGTTACTTGTAAATGTATCAGAAGCAATTGGAGCACCAAACGATGTTTCAACTGAAGATCCGACTTTAACCCATACATTGCTGTCATTTTTGAACCATAAAGTATTATAGTTGTCAGATGTGGCAACCATTGCATAAGAACCAATTGTTCCAAAACTTTGTATAGGCTGTCCGCTGGCTTGTGATATAAGATTATCGTCGTTGATAATCAACGGTGTTTTATTTGTAAACACTTTTGAAGCAGCATTCCATTCGCTAACACCAAATTTAGAAGATGTAGTATCTATCCAATATGCGCCTGAACCCGGCTCGCCTTTTGGTTCAGATGTCTTTTGTACTAGTTCATTTAAGTCTAGATTTGCTCTAACAATGTATGATCTAGAACTTACACCTAATGTACTATATGCAGCTTGTAACCCGTATTCATTTAATTCGCCACCGTGTACTGCATTGCCGTTGCTATCAGTATAGAAAAGTGGAGTACCAAAGGTATCAGTTAAATCACGTTGACTTGTAATAGTCCAGACTTTTCCAATATTGGAAGCTAGTGTTCCGGGTGCAATTGTGCCGGATGGTGTGGACTTGTTTGCTTTAGTTGCAACAAAAATAATAGGTACGGTGCCAGGAATTGCGGTGTTATAAAAACTTTCGTCAACTACTGTTACTTGTACGCCCGGTGAAGTTAATGCCATTTGTAAATCTCCTCGATGGATTATCGTTTGTAGTATTTAGTGGTTTACTATTTTTTTACCAAGTTAAATACATATGAAAAGGGCAGGAAAAGGGCGTGAATGAGGAAACTATGTAAAAAATGCGACAAACGACCAGTCGCAATTAATTACTATAAGGAGGAGAAACCCTTCTATAGGTCAACATGCGACCATTGTGCTAGGGGTAGCAAAGAAGGATTACCGAAATGGTATAAATCGGGATACCGTCAAAAAAATAAATGCGACAAATGCGGATTTATAAGCAAATATTTTCAACAGTTCAATGTGTTCCACATTGATGGAGATTTAGATAACTGTAGGGTAACAAATCTTAAAACAGTGTGCGCTAACTGTCAGCGAATACTGCACGGCCTTAACTTACCGTGGAGACAGGGAGATTTATCACCTGATTTTTAATAGCCGCAAACAATTCGTCAATGGTACCGTTATTAGAAACTGTAACATCAATGTCTCCACCTACCCATGCTGTTTCGCTAGCATGAATACCTAATTGTTCCAGTCGTCGACGACCGATACTCCATCCAATAGTTTGAGGACCTGAGTTAGCATTTACTGCATCCTGATACCATTCTGGATCTGCGCCACGTGTTACTCTGATAACTTTACCGCCTGCATTATGAATAGCTTTAATTTCGTTAGGAAATCTAACATCACTGATTACAATATTATCAGTTGTCTTACGCATTTTGTTTTCTACACTGGCAATCCAAATATCGTCATGAAAGCCGTGCCGGCAAACTTCCGTGCCCCAGTACTGCAATACCCATCGAGGAGTAAGATTTGATTTATCTAGTCTAGCAGACCACCATGGATCGACTTGTTCACGCCACTCGCGGGCTTCTTTAGTACGGCCTTCTAGTAGTGTTCTGTCCCATCCGAAGACAGCAGCGACTGCATCTTTTAATGTGTTTGCAAAACTATCTCGTCTAAATTCGTGAAAATTAACCAAGTAATCTGCGGCTGTATCTTTACCAGAACCAATGAATCCAACAAAACCTATAATCATAGTATCTCCAAGCGATACTATAATTTACTATAATTCTGTATAATTGTCAATAGTTTTTTAGCCAACTACAAAGGTAAGTGGTTTTCCACCGTCTTTGTAATTAATTAGATCTAGTTCTAATTCAGCTAGTTCGGCTTTTCCCTCTGCTTTTAGGGCCGTGCCATTTAGTGTAGTACCACCTTGAGGGCTGGCGATAGTACCAAATTTTTCTCGTGCATCACCTAGTATAACCTTACATGTTGCTAGAGCATAATCTTTTAACCAAATACCAACATACGGATCACTAAACAATGCAAAATCTGGTCTATGATTGTATAACCATAATAAAATTTCTTCCTGTCCCCGTGGTCTTTGTAAGATAGTAATCTTCTTATTTGTAGCATTCCATATGAAGTCGATTTCGCTTCCGAACATTTTACCTACTAGCTTTTGATAGCTTGCAAATGCATAGTATGTTGCCAAGCCGCCCATGTTACTAGCACTTAACAAATAGGTGTTTGTATATGCTAAATTAAATGGTTCAAAAATTGTACCGCCACTGCCTCCGCCGGTGCGCGAACCGATACTTCTACGAAAAATTTGTCGAACTTCCATTACTTCTGATGGAAGAATATATTCGTTAACATCTTGTTCTAATATTAAAAATCCATAACTTTCTTCTGTGCTAGCCTGACTTCTTTGTCGAAATTTTGCCAATGCACGATCTATAGCAGTATTATAGTGCTTGGGATCTAGTTCTATATCAACCATGCCATCACCTAGCATGTTTTTAATATAATTAACTACTTCTTGTCTGGTGTTTTCTAGTTCGCTCATACGAATATTTAGCTATAAATACTGTCACTATGCCACGCTTATCACTATACCGCCCAGAAAAAGGCAACGATTTTAAGTTCATTGATCGCGCTATTAATGAGCAATTCCAAGTAGGTGGAACTGATGTACTCCTTCACAAGTATTTAGGTCCAGTAAATCCTGACGTGGGAGAATCCACCCCAGGTGTTCCGGTGAATACCAATCCTATTGGAGAGCTAGGAATACAAGATTTAATATTTTTAGAAAATCGTGATAGACATTACGCATCAGATGTGTATACTATTCGAGGCATTTATACAATGCAAGACATTGATTTTAACCTTAGTCAATTTGGGTTATTCTTGCAAAACGATAATATAATGATTACATTTCATTTACAATCAACAGTAGATGCAATAGGTAGAAAATTAATGGCAGGTGATGTATTTGAATTACCTCACTTAAAAGACGAATATGCGTTAGACGATGCAATGATTGCATTAAAACGATATTATGTCATTACTGAAATTTCTCGGGCAGCAGCAGGTTTTAGTCAAACTTGGTATCCACATTTGCTGCGAGCAAAATGCCAACCGTTAGTTGATAGTCAAGAATTCAAAGAAATTTTAGATGCTCCTGCTGGCGACGGAAACAAAACATTGCGTGATGTAATCAGTACATATAATCAAAGTATTGAAATTAACAAAGCAATTATAGCTCAAGCCGAATTAGATGTTCCTTTGTCAGGCTACACAACTGATAATTTATTTACAATTCCATTAAATGCAGATGGTACTGTAGATTATGCCGATACTTC